TGCAGCTATCGTCAATCCCCACACTGATATAATATTTGGATTTTCTAATACTACTTTGTAAAATTTCGCAGTTTTTTACAGCACAATAGGTAAATTTTTGATCAACAACATCCTGCTGTAATTCCCTTGCGATATCATTGGTCCATACCTCTTTAAGATCAGCAAAGTCTAGAATATTACCTACAGGTATAGGTAACCATCCACCACAATCACATACAAAACAATCTCCTCGAAGGTCGATGCTTAGTGATTTAAATGGATTATGGCAATAATTTTCTGTAATAGGTTTTGGTAAGTCTGCACCCCTGGGACTTGATCTAAGGATAAACTTGACCATTGGGGTCAATAGCTTTTCTATCATTACATACCTTTATAAAATTTTACTGAATCAATCAATTGATAATCCGGTTCAAAGTAAGATTTAATTTGATTTAGGTATTTAGGTTCAGTTAACTTGTCTTTAAAAAATTTCTTAAAGTTGCGTCTAACGGGTTCAAGGTCACTAACGTGCTTTTTTTCTATATCAGTGAAAGTATTGCTAATGCCGTGGCCAGATAAGAATTGGCTAAACAACGGTTGATAGTTGTTGTCAAACATAAAGTACACACAATTCTCGGGATCTAATCCTTCTAAGAAATATGTTTGTCTTTCAGTGTGATCGTCAAATGCCACTTTATCAAAAATAATATCACACACAGCTGAGTTAAAACTATCTGTTGACAAGTCTCTATGATACAAATAAAAGAATTCTGCAATGCCCGATACCCAACGATCAATTGGGTCTCTGAGTACCACCAATGGCTTTTTATGATATAGATTATCGAGATGATAGTTATAACATTCCCATTGGTGACTTATTAATGCCACTTTAGTCCAAGACGTGGCATTTTTAGGAATGTTGACATACATAAGATCAATGTTGGGATGACTCCAACACTCACCAAATATATGTCCTCTTGCCTGATGATAATTTAAAAAGCGTGTCACTTAGATTGAGCTGGCAGTTTATATTGATATACTGCTAAACCTGAGTCTACTGTGATTTCTGCAACACCCTCGTCACTGATCTTAAAAGTTTTGTCGCCCGGCAAACTAAAAATACTGTTAACCACATTCAATGGCCAGAACAGTTGTTTAGATAACGACCCGCCGCAATGGTCAGAGAACACAAAACTTCCGGCGTGACTTGCAACATCGCCAAAATAGAATTTTAAGTTACCATCTTCTGTTTTAGTAGAAAATGCTGTAGCGTCTGAGTGTGCTTGGCTTTGGAATTTTAGTTTTTGAATACTGGCAGCAGTAGGTACAATCTCAACGCCCCATTTAACTGGCTTCATCTTGACGTTTTTAAGTTGATCGTTAATAACTGCGGTGCTCATAAAACGGTAGTTGTTTTTAAAGTCACCTGTTTTGTTTTCAAAATCGATTCCGGACAACGATGTTACGTCTCCGTCTACTCGTTTACTGACAGTGATTTTAGCACCGTCTTTGTATTCCGGAATGTTAAGGATAGTGTTTAATCTATCCAAGTTGGGCATACCAAACACCCCAACAAAATCTGCAAGTGGTACTTTGAATTCTGCATCTAGAATTACAGTTTTAGTAGCTTGGTCGAACGCATTAACTGTGGTAGATTCGGCAGTGCCGGTAATCTTAATCATATTAATGACGCCAAGGCCGTGTGTATGTTGAACAATGTCTAATAGATAGTCGCGCATTTAATTTAATCTCCGTATGAAGTAATTATATAGATGTATGTGGTAGAAGTCAATATGTAATAGGACGCAATTCGCCCAAGACTTGGTGGGCTTTTACAGTTGCAAGCACGCCGGGCTTTTGAATCTCAACCCAACTAACTCCCAATGTATCAAGTATATCTTCGGTATGTGTGATTTTAAATCCAATACTTTCACACAACGGTAACAACATACTTTTTGGTATGTAACTCATAAAATAACTTTCTGCATAAGCGGCACCAAACTGTGTGTCGCCATTATTATAGCTAAACATAAAGGTACCACCGGGTCTAAGCAAGTTATAAGTTGTTTTTAAATACTGTTTAACTGTATCTAAGCTTAGATAATTTATATGGTTCCACGAAAATATAAAACCAAATTGATTTGCGGGCAACACAGTTAAGTCGTGATCTTTAGCTAGGTAGACTCTAACACGACGTCGGTATTCTTCAGTAAAGTTTTTAACAGCACTTTCTGTGAATTCTCTATAGAAGTCTACTAGATAAAGTGGATCGGCTGCAACCAAGTATTCAGTCCATTCGCCATCTCTGCACCCAATCTCCAGTGCCGGGTATTTCCAGTTGGTATAAAACTGAATACGATATGCAACACGATTCCTTAATTCTTCAGACAAAGGCATTACACGTACTGCACGACTGTTTTCAACATCGTTATAGCTTAACTCAATTTCGTAGTTTTCGGTAAAGAAGTGTTTGCTACTACCCAATATACGCTGATTGATAACACCGACGATATTATTAAATTGATCTTGACTTAGTTTCAACGAATTATAAATTTCGTGTAAGTTTGTGGTCAATGAACTAATTTCGTTTTTAATTTCAATATCGTCAGTGGAGTTTTTAACATTACACAGGTCGGTATCTAGTACGTCTAATCCGGTAGTAATTGGAGCCGGATCAAACGCTCTAGTAACACTGGCACGAAGGGCAACTAATTCTGATAATTTCATTATTCAAAACTAAACAAGCTGTCAAACGTAGTTTTAATATCAGTGCTTTCTGATATCTTCCATTCCAGAACACCCAATAAGTTTTCTACTTTTTGATCAACAATTGTTGACTCCATATTATCATCATCAAACGGCAACTCTTTAAACCAAGTTGGTATATGTGATTCGTCAGTTGGATACGCTACACTAGTATACCCAACAGGATTATCTTTGACCTTGCATACAATAACTTTCATGCCGTCAACGATGTTCATTGAATAGTTGTCGCCGTGCATACGTTTAAGGTTGTTCCAGTTCATTGCAGCTCTTACGTGTCCGGGCATATTTGCCCTTCCTAGTTTAGTCTCTTCGGCAGTATACTTGGTCAAGTTGTTTACACGTTTAGGTGTGCCCTTTTCCCAAGCCGGACGTTCAGCAAAAGCCAATTTAAACTCTTTAACTTTGTTGATGACAGTTTGTTTAACATCGCCTGTACCGGTTAGCACAATCATTAGAATTTCGCTTAAAAACTCTTGCACTACCTTGGGAGTATCTGACCGCTTGAGGTCTAGTCCCATTGCTTTAACTTTACCGGGCTTGCCGGCAACGTCTAGTCTATGTCCCTCTAAGTCATAAATCAATACAGCATAACGCTTTTTCTTAATAAACAACCCTTTACTAGCAATTAGTTCGCGACCGCCTTTGATGATCTCACCCATATCTCTTGGGCAATGACAAGCACGTTCCATAAATGCCGGAAAGCTGTTGTTTACACTATCCCCGATAGTATCATACAGTTGGACACAGATGTCTTTGTTCCATTCCATCCGTCCTGTTTTTATTTCTTCTTCGAGCGCCGGGTACGCCGAGAAGTAGACAGAATCTGTGTCACCGTAGATGATAGACGAGCCAACGTGATCATAACTGCCCGTGATGGCTTCGTTGACGTGCGCATCCATGTGCTTTGCGATAATGCGGCCTGTAAGCGTTGTGCTCTGCCCAATACGTTGATCGAAAAACCGGCACCCTGGATTGAGGATTGCCCCATAAAGAGAGTTGAGATTAATTTTTTTGACGAGCTGTCTTTTGTCCCAGAACGCTGTATCTTCCGGAGATGTTGCGGCTTTTTTCTTAACTTGCATTTCTGTTCTTTCAGCATACCACCTTTCCAATAGTCCGGGAATAATACCCTTTATGTCGTGTCTAAATAGCGTACCATTAGCACTAAATGTCCAAGGTTGATTGCTATCAAAAATCAAACGCCAAACGTCCTTGGCACTCATTACATCGCTTGATCCGTCTTGCCAGTCAATGGTAAGTTCGGTACCAATCTCGCCATTCATTACTGCTTGATACTCAAGGGTGCCGAACATATTTTCCCAAGCATCAGCAAATGATGATCCTGCTGTGATTTTTTCTTGTATATAATGATCTGTCATTATTGGACGGAGCTGTCCAACAATCGTTTCCGGGCCCATATTAAGAGCGCGGATTGCTGAAGGGTAGAGCGAGTTGATGTCGATGGCTCCGATATACTCGTGAATCCCTTTTTTAGGGTAAGCAACATAGGCACCTGCCGCTTGTGTGTCTCCTTTGTCATCTCTAGATCTCCGGTTAGGTACTACCATCCCACGACTGTGGGCTTCGTTAATAATAGCTTGCTCGGTTACTGCCACTGCACCCATTGTGGTTTGTAGCAGTACAGTATTATCGTGTGCCAGTTCGTTGGCTAGATCCAGAAATCTTAGTTTCTTATCTAGTTTAGCCAACAGCATAGTATCTTGTCTGTTATATTCAATGAACTCTTTAAAGTCTTTATTGTATAATTGATCTAATGTACCTTCGTATTGTAACTTACGTTCATCGAGCTCGTATTCGCCAATAGCATCTAGAGAATAGCTATGACGTTCTTCGTATGTGTATTTGCGGTACAGTTGCATATAGTCCATATGCACACGACCAATCAAATCGAATGTTAAGTTTTCTGCACCAAAGCGTTCAAATGTACGTTGCTTGGGAAATTGTCCCCATAGGCATAATCTGCGAGTATCATCTTTTGATAACACACGAGTGATACGCATAGTAATATACGGAATATCGAATCCCTCTGAGTTCCAGCCTGATAGTATATCCGCATCGTCTATTAGGTCCAGGAATGTATTAAGCATATCCTCTTCACGTTCAAACAAGAAGCAATTATCAAATTTGTCACAGACTTCTTGTGCAGTATCCCAAGAATAAGTCTTGGGAGGAACTACTAGTGTAACCATTTTATCTAGCCAATCCATATACACTGAAATGGCAGTTACTGGATTAAACGGATCTTCGGGTTTACTAAATCCTCGTTCGGGATCAAAGTCGACCTCAATGTCAAAAAATGCTGTTTGTAATTTTGGTGAATTAGCACCTAAATAGTTTTCTTCGAGACAACGAAAGATTGGATTGACATCACTTTCCCAAAGCTTCTTGCCGGAGTTTACTCTGAGTTCTTTATGAAATTCTTTGCCGTTTCTACTAGAAAAACGCGATACTGGTGTATCGTATATGGTACGGAATTTTCCGCGTGGGTCATCGTAATAAAAAACATAGTTTGCTGGATACTCTCGGTATACCCTCTCACCGTTAGCTCTTTCTACCACGTGTATGCGATCTTTTTCTCGATCAAATAGTGCATCTATGTAACTCAAAAACTTCTCCTTATGTCATTTTTAGCTGACATTGCTCTTCATGCTCTTACAGTGAGCGACTCTTACTAATAATTATCTGTTTTATTATAGAGAGTAAATATTACTATGTCAAACTTTTCAAGAATAATTTCGTTTGGTTCAAGTCCGATAATAAATTTAATGGGCATAAAAACATTTCCAAATCTGATTGCAGAACACATTGGTGTTGAATATCTATGCCAGGGTAAACCTGCTAGCGGTAATGGCAAAATTGTTAGAAGACTTATTAATCAAGAGTACGCAAATGATTTTGTAATAGTGTCGTGGTCCTCTGTTCGCCGGTACGAATTTAAAACTGCTGGCGGCTGGAGAACGTATACACCTGTAAGTAAGGGAAATAGTTTCACAAAAGAATGGTTTGCTGGGCCCGGTAATTTAGAATATACTGAAGTGTTTATGTCTTTAAAAGATATAATACTTGGACAGCAATTTTTGACTGCTAGAAATATACCTTATTTGTTTGTAATGGACAACAGTGAAATCTCTGCCAGCTGGACCTACAGGGACAGTAAAGATCCCTATATAGAAAATATTAAAAGTATTATCGACTGGAATAAATTTTTATTTTTTGATGGGCAAGGATTTAAAGAATGGGCAACAGAAAATAATTACCCATATGTAGGAACTCATCCAGGTAACGAAGCACACGTTGCCGCTGCTGATTACCTAATGAACAAGATTGATTTTAACTTACAATAATTAATCGAACTAACGCTATTAAATCAATTGTCATTAATAATAGATAGTTGGACAACATACCAAAGCTGCCACGAGTCCAGCTAGCCCAAGTAAAAATAGCACACTGAACAATGAACAATGGGTATAAAATAAAAAATGGTGGATGCGGCAAAGTGATGCCCATCCAGGCAGCACATATAATACTCATTACCCAAGCAGTAATTTCTAGTGTGAAACGGACAGGATGTGATTCAAAGTCTGCCCGCATCCAATCTTGTGTTGAGCGTAGCCACCCACCAAATGCTCCTATCACAGAGTACGACCCACAGTTTCTAGAATTGTATTCAATTCTTCGTGATCGGCATTAGTGTCGCCTAGCTTAGATTTCTGTGCAATCTTAATGGCTTTTTTCAAAATGGCTGGTTTAATTTCCATTTCTTCTGCAACGGCCTTAACAGTATCGTTAAGTCCTGCATTTAGATCTTCGATTTCTTGCAATACACCCACACCCTCATTGATAATCTGAGTAAGTTTGGCTTTTTGTTCTGAACTGAACATACGTGCTGACATAGTAACTCCTAGTTGAAAAATACATTATACACTACTTATTTGAAATAACAAGAGCAATTGATAAAAGTCCCGCTTACTTTATACGGGGCACACCACGCGGTGCAGTGAAATCTCGCGGACGCCTATACCGTTCCGTCAAACGGATCCTAAGGTGGATTCTTATGTTGGTGCGTATGGATTACGTTTATAGTCGCTGTCTACCGGCAACTCAGGGTAAACAGGATACATTATCTACAGGTCCTTACACTATGGTAAGATCCATTGTATCTATTATGTCGTGTTTCGTAGTAGCAATATGGTCTGCGTGGCGGAACTACATAAACTGGACGTGGTTGAATATAAACAGGACGTGGTTGAATATAAACAGGTGCCGGTGATACGTAAATTGGACGTGGTTGAACGTACATTGGATCATATACTGCGCATCCAGACAGCAATAATAAAGGTATTAAAATTAATTTTTTCATTTCTTTTTCCCTTGGCGCATATTAATTTGCCAGTGTGCTAATTGTTTCTTTCTTGAGCTAGCTGTGTCGCTGCTACGAATTTTCTTTAATTGTGCTATAGTAACACCCTTGGGTATGCCGTGTCTACGACTATCGCCTTTATCTTGCGGATTCTTTCCATCTGCAAAGTTTTCTTCTAGAGCATCTTCTTTGCTATGATTATAGTGACGCATTATAATGCCAGCTTCGCTGTTAGCTTCATTTTCTTCTGAACTGCCAGTCTCGCCCGATTTGTCGTTTATTCGCCCATCGAGTTCTTGTTTATAGTGTACTAGTTCGTGTGCTAGTGTTCGGAATACATCATTTTGATGCCTGCCTGCAATAACTACTTCAATTTTTCCGTTAGTATAATGCCCAAATGTATTCTCAAGAGAGTTTTGTAGAAATTTAATTTCTGGCAATTGATCTAGCTCTAGATATTCTTTTACAAAATCTAAGAATTCATTTATCTTATCTTTGGATATTTGATCCTCAGTTATAGGACCACCTACTACCCAAGCATCGCAGGTTCTTAGACTTGCACATTTAAATTTCAAGAACTTGCAGTATCCTAAATCGCCTGCTTCAATTGTTGAGGCTGGATCATTGTCACTGCCAATACCCTGTGCTATACACTTGAGCATTTCTTCACTCTTGTCAAACGCTGCACAATTACCACAAAGGCTTTTCTTGGCTTCGCTAACATCGTCTAATTGCCACATTTGTACTTTTTTTGCCCAAAACTTTTCGTTAGGCTCCAGTGGATTTAGTGGACCGTACCCTTGTTCATTGATGGCCTTTTGGCGATTTTTAATATTAATATTAATGTCTTGGGTTGCCAATGGGCACTTTTTAGCGGCCTCGATTAAAAAATCTTTAGCTCTCATAATTATCTCATTACCGGTACAACTGATATTTCGGTCATATCGGAGTCCCTGGGTCCATTTTGTTGTAGCCACTGCGATGCTACTCGGTTAGCATCACGTTGACTGTTGCCAATGCCGCCAAATGTATACAATACTTGGTTGGTGTCACCGTCGCGTATTTCCCATTGGCCAGTGAACTCATTGCCAGCAGCTGGGAAATTCTGAGGTTCCGACACAATTGGTGAACCACTGTCCCAACTGGCTGGTGGTTCCTGGAAGTTCTGTGCTATGTCAATGCCAATGTCTGGTATTGATGTACCACTAGGAGCAGCACGTAATTCTTCAGGAGACAATGACGCTATACTGTCCAAATAAACTGATCTACGTTCAATACCACGTGCGGTAGTCCAACGACGAGCAGCTTCGATTGCGTCTCCGGTGGTTCCGGCAGAGAATCTATACAGTACAGGGCCTACACCTTCGTTGCCTTCTCTACGTCTCAGCACAAAATTGCCACGAGGATCGTCTGGTACTGGTGCGTTGAGTTGATCAGTTGCCGGAGTCTGTGTGGCCGGTGTGCTATCTGCTGGCCCCAGTGGTGTTGCTGACCAGCCTCGAGCACGATAAAAAGCTTCTGGTGTGTCGGACGTGGATGTGTTTAAATTCCAGCGGCTTCTGGCCTGATCCATAGCTTCCAGCTCAGTGTCCGCTTCTACTTCAATGCCCTGAGATTGATAAGGTGATTCGCTGGAACCTTTGACTAACCATTTGAGTTTTCCGCTGCCTGGCGCAACTGGTACTGCTCTGTACGCATCATCGGGATTCATAGTATCGTTGTATTCTTGTTTGGCCAATTTGATGGCTTCTTCTGCTGATGCGGCCATGAGTGTGATGGTGGCACGTCCATTGGGATGAGTCACTCGCCACTGAATCTTTTCTTTGGGTGGATTTTTAGCAACTTCACGACCGTACTGTAGCTGTTTAAGAAAACCTTTGAGTGCTGACTTAGGCAACTCGCCAGCAACATAACGACTGAATATACTGATAGCATCGTTGTCTGCACCGGGCAAGACTTCTGTACGCTTGGTACCAGTACGGGGATCCACAGTCTGTTGTGTTTTAACATCGGTTAGCATCTTGTACAGTTTCTTGGCATATTCTGCTTTTTCGGCTGCGGGATCCATGGCAATGTTAGTGGCACGAGCATAACGTAAGAGTGTATTCTGTATCTTGTCCATATCCTCGAAGTAGTTGCTGCCGCCTGCTGAACGGAATTCAATATAGTTGGTCTTGGGATTGATTGATGTATATTTGCCAAATCCTGACGGCTGTGCTAATGCCCGCGACGCAAATTGATTTAAATGTTTACGCATAGTACCAAGAACTTCTTCGACATTAACCTTGCCTTTCTTTTCGCGAATTTTGCTGACAGCACTCTTGGCATAAGTATTGGCTTCTCTACCAAACTGTTGCAACACATATTCGTCGCCTAAGAACAAGGCCAATTTGGTATAATCTAATAGATCAGATCCATGGTCTGGCATACTAACACTCATATGGAAGCCAGTTGAGCTGTTGGCGTATGCGCCATTGTCTTCAGCCCACTCAAAAAACTTAGGCAAGATTTCCAATGTCTGACTAAGCGGCATTGGGGGACTAACGATCTCCACAGGCATATTACCGGGCTCGTCTCCATCTAAGCTGCCATCTGGTTCAAAGATCCAAGTCGTATCGTCACGTCGAGCTGAATGATACCCAGATGCCACTGTGGTTTTAACCCCCAGGGCCTTGCTCAAGCTACTGGCCAAATCTCCAGCTGCTTCGGGATCGTATCCATCTTCACTGCTGTTACCGGTGGTGGTCCAGTGGGGCCATTCAAAGTCAAAATTGTTGCCAACATCGCTCATATAACGCCAACCACGAGCTCTTAACCAATCGCTTTCATCAGCGAATTGGTAGGAGTTTTCGCGAAATTCTTCTAATGCTGAGTCGTAATCACTGTTTTGTTCTTCTATGGCATCTGTGACACGCAGTTCTAACTGTTCTTTTACTCCGAGTTGGGCTTCATTGTATTTCTCAACTAACTCAGCATCGGCAGCAGTTCCTTTTCCTGCCACACGTCGTTCCATGGCTGCGTCGACTTCGCGAATTTCATCAGCAGTCAGTTCTAGTTCGTCCTTGAGATATTCTTCAATCTGACGGTCTTCGTTCCAGTCGTTTTCTACAATCCAGTTTTCGATGAGGGTTTGCTGCTCATCCGTCCATTCTGTATGTATTTGCTCGTCGTGCCATTCAAACCAATCTTGTTCTAATTCACTGCGGTGCATTTGATAACTGCGGGATCTGGGATTGCTGTCGATACCGGCCATGTCTCCGTTACTAAAGAAATACATGATCCCGTCAATGTCGTCTGCACGTTGATCCTGCTCGTAGTCGGGCTCCATTTCACCACTGTCGTCGCTGTTGCCATTAACACCAGTGAACACCAACTCAGCTTCAAAGCCGGCCATCATACCTTTGGCAGCAGGACTGGCAGCAAATTGTCGTAGGTTACTTGGGCCCATACGAATTTCGTTTAGCGTGTCTTCGGGTAATATACGAATTTCATTATATCTCATATGCTTAATTCTCTATCTTGTTTTCTAATGTACTCAGTATTTAATTGATTTATATACCCAAGGTTACGTAAAACTTTAAATGCTAAATTTTCTGTTCCGAATTCCCCAGCATTGTCTAGGCCAGAGCGACGCATTTTTCTAATTTTTGTCATTAGACGTTTAATATCGTCGGCATCATTGGATTCAATTGCTGAATTAATTTGTTTAATTAAGCCGTTGACTTTTTGATTTATGGCAGTATCGTTAATGCCGGGAGGATTATACTCGGGCTTTTTAATCCATTTATCGTCTAATAGACTATACATACCTGCACTAACTGGCGGTTGTTCTATGTCTTCGACATATAGTTCTGCTTCGTGTCCGTGTATGGTAATGTCGTGCGTGTCATTCCATATCTTTTTCTTGGCCTGATAAAATGCTTCGGCTAGATCATCGCATTGTAAGTTGCTATACTTGGTTACTATATGTAGATCAAAATCTGAGAATTTAGTCCAGTTGTAATTGGCCATACTGCCAGTTAGTACCACATCTAACACTTGAAAATTTGGAATTTCTAAATAGCCAACAAACTTCTTTGCTATTTGTAATAATTTAATTTGTACGTCGGGACGTAAGATTCCGTTATCCCACGTAATGGGACTTAAGGTTTCGTGGTAAGCAATATTGCCCCGTACATAATCGTTTGCTTTCATTTTGCAGTAGCACGTAACATCCAGCTATGCTTTCTGTAAGCATCCATACGATCGGCAATAAAGCTACTAAACCCGTGCTCGCCGTTAACTTCGGCAATGTCGTACACACGCTTTAATACTTTAACCATATTATCTGAATCTTGCAATAATTCCAACACCATTTGTTCTGCTGGAGGTACACTAGTTTCGTCTTCGATTATACTTAACATACTAAAACGGCTGTTTGATCCGGGTGCATATGCACCTAGCGCACGTATTTTTTCTGCAAAAGTATCAATGTTGCCGTAGACTTCTTCGTAAATTGTGCCAAACAAATCGTGTAGCTCTTGAAAGAACATTCCTTCCACATTCCAGTGAAAGTACTGCGCCTTCAAATAAAAAGTATATTCGCTGGCAAAGGCTATTTTAGCCGCTTTAACTAATTCGTTCATATATCGTATCCTGCTCTGCGCATTTCTGCTAATCTATACTCAATTAATCTATTTAGGCGACGATCTTCAACGCTTTCGTTTGACCATTGATTGTTTTCGCTGCTCCAGGCATTTTGTCCATCGTGCCAGCTATCTTCGTCAACACCTTTTGTCTTTCTTTCAGCAGCACCACGTGCAGCTAGTCGTTTGCCTAGGGCTGTTAATTGTTCTTTGGACCACTTCTCGTCCTTGTGCTTGGCGGCCATTTTTGCTAGTGCATTCTGAACAGCAGGGGTATCCATTTCGTTGCGTTCGGCTTCTACAGCAACAACAGGTTTAACTGTAGGGCGAGTGTTGGCATTCTTACCACTGATAGTACTGGCTTTCCCACCTCGAAGTGTACCAATGTGTTTACTTCCTAAACTAGTTCCGGGGTAACGCGGGCCTTTATTTGGTTTAACTTGGGTAATTGCGCCACCACGTGCTAAGAAGTCATTGACGTCATCTTCTTTAACTGACTGTTCGCCGATTTGTGCTAAGAATTTACTTGCTGGATCAACTTCTATAGTATCGTCTACCATACCGGGAATAGATTTCCAAGTTGGAACATATACTGTGGCTGCTGTACCATCCACAGCAATAACTTCTGCCGGTTGACCTTTATACAGTACTTGAGCGCCGATGTTGACCACATCCATGATGCCTTCTGCTACATCTTTACTCTGACTTTGAAGATGATCAGCAAGCGTCTGTGCTGCTTGCTGTGGATTTACTTCATACATGTCTAATAAATCAGTTAGTGGATCGTTGGATGAATCATTACTTTCCATGTCAAACTCAGCAGCAATAGTTTCATATGCATCAAAATAATCATCGTCGTCTTCAGGATCAAATTGATCAAGATATGCTCGTGCGTCCTTAAGCATTTCTAGTGCAGCAGGAATCGAAACGTTATTTCTTGCTTCTGTGACACCTTTATCATCATAGCTGCCAATTTCTGTTTCAGCATGCTCCTGGGCGTCGTCCAATGTGCGGAACCATTGCGGAGCAATTTGCCCCTTCATCTGTCCTGTGCCACGTGCTGTGTACCGTCCCTTACCGGTGTTAAAATATACATTATACTCTGCGCCGCGATGTTCTAATCGGTTGGCATCACTGTGACCTGCTTCTGCCACATCTTTTTGTTTGTCCCATTCTTTGTCAGTTTTAACATTGTATTCTTTGCCGCCTGCGCCAATATCACTGACTCTAGTACCAATTGATTTATTGGTTTTAACTACAGCAGGATTTCTAAATGCACCAGTCGGTGCTCTACGACCGCCTTTTTCCCAACTTACTTCTTCGTCGCCGTACATGCTGCCTTCCGCCACACCCTGTTCTGCAACATCTGATTGTAGCTCTGATGCTGGCCAGCTGATGTAGCTCTTGCCGTGCTCGTCGCCGGACATTACCACAAATACACCAGGCTCATCTTCGTAGCCTTCGTCCTGTCCAATTTCCCAACCAGCTGCCATTAGCACTTGTTCTACCCGAGGATCTTCGTCACCCTGATACCATTTGGCAGCCAACTGTCGTAGTGTGTCCTCATCAAATCCATCATCACCATCATCGCCACCACCTGAATCGCTGGGTGCGAATTCTGTTAAACGGCCTTCTGAGATAGCCGACTTTAACTCTGCTAGTGCTTCCGCTGCTGTATCGAATCCCACGGCATCGTAACTACCGTCGTACAGTTTGACATAATACTGACCATTGCCGGGACTGGCTTCGGCGTCGATACCAATCTCGCCAATAGGCTTGCCGCCCTTCTTTACAACACGTATTGTTTTGTCGCCCCGATGACGCATAACATCTGGTTTACCAGCTTCCGCTACACCTCGAATTGCGGGACTTAAATTACCACGCTTGGCTTGTTCCAAGTCCCGGGTGCCGTGAATTTCAGCATCATACTTTTCAGCCCAGACATTCAATTGATCCACGTTCTTAAAAGTCTTATGCCAAGTCTTACGATCCATGCCACGAACACCGTGTGCTTCAATGGTGTGACCTTGAGCAGTCTCAGCCACGTCTTGGTCAATGACTAAACGCAATGCTGTGCCGGGTATGTTGTTTGCCTGGCCGCCATCGTCTAAATCAATGTAATAACTTTTTGCGGCACCTTTGAATGAGCCATGTTTAATTTCTCTGATCCATCCAGTTTTGCCTGCATCGGGGCCTTTGACAATCTTTACCTTCTTGGCCAATCCCTTGCCTTCCGCCACACCTTCGTCATAATGATTGGGCTGTGCTTCACGTTCGGCCTGACCCGATTCCCACTGTGCATATTCTTTAGTGTCTTTCTTGTAAGGATTAAAATCATAGCCTGGTCGAGCACTCCACCCCTGCTCATAAGGATCGTTTTTGTCTGGGCCGATGCCCTCTTCAACTGGCACACAATTGTTTACACGTACACCACCTTTAACTTTAGTTTTAGGGTTACCAATTTTTTTACCTTTCCAGCACTTAGGGTCTAGTCTGGTCTTGGTTGCTTTTGCTTCATCGATAGTTAATGGAGCGACTATGTCGTGTAAAAACATTATTGGGTTCCACCTTGTTTAGTTTTTCTAATTAGTGCTGTTAGAGCGTTAATTGTATTCGGGTCGCCCTGGTCAATTAACTGTCCTAATTCTTGGCCCATACCAGTAGTAATTTTCATATCGGTTGGATTTTTTGGTTCAGTGGGGTCTTTAGTTAGAGATTTAGCAGCTTGGCCGATACTTGGAATATTTACTCCAGCCGACTTTAATTTGTTTAAGGCATCTTGTGTATTTTTAATTTCTGCTGCTTGTGTAGCTGGATCTTCTTTGTCGGCAGCATTTGCAGTGCCCGCTGTGCTGGTGTTGGATGCACCAAATTCTGCCAAATAGGATTCCCACCCTTCTCTTATTTCTTTTTCAATACCCTCATTTGCTCCTACTAAGCGTCCTTTAAACGGATGCTCGCCAGATTTTTTAGGGGTGGCCTTTTCTGTTCCGCGCACTTGATCCCCAGGTTTCTGTCCAACTCTTTGTCCAGCAAACTTATTGCCCTCATTGAGGTTGTTTAAAGTTTGTAATATTTTATAAATGTCCATTATTTCTTAACCTTAACTGGACCGCCTCGTGTTTGCATATTGCTATAACCTTGCTGTTTTTTACGCAATTCTTTTTGAGACATTCCGCCACTTAGTTCCCCAACAACTGCGGCCACTGAACCTGCGCTACTAGCACCTGCACTGGCATTTTCTGCTAGTTGCTTTGCGCCTGCTCCAAGTCCTTTAACCCAATCTCTGGATTCTGGTGATCCATAATCATATGGATTATTACCTTCTGATAATCCACGAACGCCCGACTGAAAGCCTTGTTTAAATGCCGCAGGAATTGATTCTGTTACTTCTAATTCGATTAGTTTATTATATCTGCTCTCAGCAATATCTTCAGAAAATGCCGGTAGTTGGTCTCTCTTGCCCATTTCGTGTTGGCTAACAATATAATCCATAACACCAACTAACATTGATTTTGCTACAGCAATCTTTTCTTGAGCCCACTCGGGGAAGTTTTCATTGCTACCAGTGGCTTTATCGAGTCCCTTGGCTACACGTACAATTGTGTGTAGATTATTCTTAATCATACCAGCTTCGTCGTTGTATTCGTACTGATCAACTGACTCGTTAACTGTTTTGTTGATAAAATCGTTTGTTTTCATAGCATTTATTCCAGATTAATAGTATTTATTAGACTGTAACAAAGTCGAATGAACTTGATCGTCCATCCAACGTTACATTTTTAGTTCTTATAGTACCGCTAGTGCCTACTTGTTCGACACGCAAATTATGCTGCCCGGGCAATAAATGTACTACTATATTTTCTTTAATGTACATATCGTGTCCTAACCAAACAAAGTCTCGTTCGGTTAGTAAATCGCTGTCTACATAAACTCGGTAGCGAGGATGTGCATCACTCCAGCTGGCATAAACATCCACAGTAAGGTGATGCTCTTTTACCATTTTTATTTGCCACCTTTTATTAGGTGCATTGCCTTCATATTCTTTGCCGGGGTATCGGGGTGTACATCTACAGTTAGACTGGTTTTGTATCTAGGATCATTCTTTTGCTTTGCTGTGGCAATTTGTCCCACTCCAGCAGCTTCTTCGGATATTTTGTTATTTCTAACTTGATCCTTTAGTGCAATAATTTCATCACGTAACTGTGCAAGTTCGGTGATTATATTTGCACGGCTTTCTGCTAGCTCGCCGGCGGCCTTGGGCATCTTAGGAGATTTATTAGGTTTAGGTGCCGGCGCAGCCGGGGTTGGTGCAGCAGATAGTTTGCTGTTCATTATTTGTTCAGCTTCTTGTGTATATTTGCCAAACAAGTCACCTACTATAGCCTGTCTTGTTTTTTCGTCAGCAGCTTTATATTGGGCTCTAAGCTCACTTGCAGACTGCATAGGTTTACCTAGTACGCTAAACTGAAAAGTTGGTACTGTTAATATGTAACCGTGTTGGTCCATATTCTCGGTTTGCTTGATATCTTTTAGTGGTTGAAAATATGGTGGAGTACCGTCTTTCTTGGGAGCAAAACTAAAACGAGGATCTTCGGCCATATCCTTTTCGCTGACTGCAAAAATGACTACAGTATTAGCAGGATTAGCTATAGGAATTTGTCCCGACGCCAGTACGTTTTGAATATTATAAGGTTGTGTTGATTGAATAATCCTGTCACTAGGAACCCCGGTAAGCTGCATAAAATATGCTTTTTCTGAGAAACTAAAAGGGGATTTTTCGTTGTCTGTTTTATTACTAGTAGCAATAAAAACGTTATTACGGCCAAATTTGGTTGTTAACCATTCATATACTGCGTGATGGCCTTTATGAAAGGGTTGAAATCTTCCGGGGTATATTACAAGTAGTTGTGATTCGGCTAATTCGGAAATAAACATAGTAATAGGCTCTCTATTACTATATTTAGTTTAAATATTTTCCAACAGCCAAATGTAAAAAGGGCTTTCGAACTGTAATGTCCACTTACCGTTCCAGCCTAGGTCGATACAGTTATCTAAAGTAGGACGAGCAGGATCGTTCCCAACATATATGCTTTTTGTGTAGATTAAGCTGCCTAGGTCGATTTCCTCAACTTCTATGCTTTTGATATGCAGTAACATATCTTTAACAATAGTAAAATCTTCCCGGGTATCATCATCTTTGACTGTGTCTTGGTTTGTTTTATTTTCCAGTGCCACAGTTAAAGATGCTGTTGATCCTTCGGCTACTTCTGCATTGAATTCTATGTAAAAAACTTCTTCCGATGCAGCAGTAACACTAGCCGACTGAACAATAACAGAGTCGTTGATATATACTGAATAAACTGGTTGTTTGTCCCAGTATGTACCAGCAAGACCCAACTTGAAATGCAGCTTTTCTACTGTAGACATATTAGCTTGCAGGTTGAACTTCTAAGGGTTTGTCCAGCTTGGCACCCTGTGCTGCCAGTGTATCCTCAATGATACCCATTGATCCACGCTTACCGATTGCAATCTTGTCGAGATCACCTGCGTATTCATAATGCCCAACGTGGTTCAACAAGACTTTACTGTGTGCCCAGATCTCACCACCTAGTTCTTGCCAGCGACGGCAGAATAACCAGTCTTCTGACAAATAATGTCCGCGCTCGTCGATCTTACAATCAAAGATTGAGTACATCATTGGCTCGTATTGCTTGCCTAGGCCCACATCATCAACGTACTTGCACTCTGGGTGGGCTTTAATCAACTGCTCGTATACTGCACGTTTGAACAACAAGAAACCTGTACCCATTGTATCTACTGTAAAGATATCGCCTTGAATCTTGGTTTGAGGTTTAAGATTAATAACATAGCTAACTGGCAATGCTTTTTTGGGGTATAAGCCTCCAATAACTTCTTTATCGTATGCAATCATTTGCAGAATTGATTCGGGTTGGAAACGAATATCTGCATCAATGAACATAAAATGAGTGGCAACAGGATTAGTCATCATTTTAGCCATCAAGTTGTTACGAGCACGAGTAACCAATGATTCATTGACCATGGTATCTAAGCTCCAATTAAGTCCAGCCTGCTGTGCTAGCAGAGTAAAACGTAAAAAGCTGGTCATTGTGGGCTCGCTAACCATCCCACCATAACAAGGAATACCGATGTGCAAATGCACTTTACTAAAATCAAAAGGAGTGCCTTGTTGCTGAACTTGTACCGTCTGTGCTTGTTTTTGTTTAGCTGCCGCTGCTTTAATTAAATTGACTGCATCATTTTGACTAATTTTTTTGTCACTCATTGAAATTTCACCTGTTAGATTGATTAAGGGATTTGAATTTCCACAAGTGCACCTGCACCTGCTAATTCTTGTAATACTGCTTCTAAACTTACTACTGCATCGGCTGTTAAAAGAATATCTTCTGCCTGATCGTCTTTTAATAGTTTACTAATTTTAACTATTAATACTTTTTCTTGCATCTTGGCCATAACAGCCTCCTTATATAATATGCTATTATTTATTTGGCATTACAACCAGCTCATGATAAATTGAGATAGCACCGGGTGCTATCAAATGGATAAAACTGTTTATACCTAAATCATTTGTATAGTAATAACTGTTCCATAAAAATCCGCTAGTATTTGATAAACTACGCTTAGTCCCGGCCGGGACTCGAACAGTATCATCTCCTAAATTATTAAGATAGTTGAGAATATTGGTTTTTGTCTCAATGGAATATCTCCCATCGTGTAATAATACTTTATATCGATAACCCAGATCAGTTTTTCTAATGATTCCGCCGGCATTTAATACATCGATTGCAGCAATGTCTTGCGGTCCAGTCATTGATTCTAAGTATAGAGGATTATTTAACAGATAAGTGTCTACTATATGTTTAAGTGTATCCTCCGATTCGGCATAAATTTGCAATCTGGGTTCTTCAATTCGAAACTTAATGTTTAAAGATTTATCTTGCTGCTTTATCTGTTGTAAAATTTCTAAGAAATCAAAATCAACATCTTTTAAAGGATCGATTGCTTTGCCATATATTGACCCACTGGTCCAGATACCAATATTTTCTGACAAAAATTTTCGGACGTCGATGTCATCCCGTATAGATCTTTTGGAATTAATAGATCGTGCACCTGGCGCATAAACACACAGTCGATACAAATATTGACTGAAATATTTTTTAGCGGTGTGCTCTACAGTAATTTTAGGATTGCACTGAATCCAGTATGATGTATCCATTGCTATCAATTATAGGTGTTGAGGGTATATATTGCCCTAGTGAGTCAAAGACAAATTCTTGATCGTAATCAACTTCGATTACTGTATTAACAGGAATGTTCTCAAACAGTATTTTCTTGCTGAGCGGTACTTTGATTAGATCATTGATTTTACGACTCAGTGGTCTTGCGCCCATCTTCTTGTCATATCCCACTTCAACTAAGTGGTCAATTGCCGATTCGGTTAACCGAATCTTAATAGACTTTTCGCTTAACAAATCATTGACTTCGCTGATAAACTTACTGACAATTTTACGAATACTTACAGCATCGAGTTTATTAAACTTGCAAATGCCATCTAATCGATTACGGAATTCGGGTTTAAAGAACTCTTTGACTGCTTTGTCATCTTCGGCAGTTTTTTGTAACTCCCTGCCAAATCCAATGTTATTCTGCTCGTTTGCTGATGCACCCAAGTTGCTGGTAAGAATAATAATAGCATTACGTGCATCTGCTTTTTTACCGTTTGAACTAGTAACTGTGCCTTCGTCCATTAGCTGCAATAGAATATTATTAATGTCTGGATGCGCTTTTTCAATTTCGTCAAACAAAATAATACAGTTGGGATTCTTCTCAATATCGCTAATAAGCAGGCCGCCGCCCAAGTTGCTATCATCGTATCCAACATAGCCAGGTGGCGCCCCAATCAATTTGGCCAGGGCGTGTTTTTCCTGATATTCGCTCATATCATATCGCACCAGCTTCATTCCCATACCCTCTGCTAATAGCTTTGCTAGCTCAGTCTTACCAGTGCCAGTTGGACCCAAAAACAAGAAGTTACCAATGGGTTTGTTTAGTGCCTTTAATCCTGCCCTGGCAACATAAATCTTTTCAAGAACGGTATCAATAACCTGGTCTTGACCAAACAATTTTTGTTTAATTGTATCTTCAAGATTAACCAGACTCTTAGTACTTTCGCTACCAATTTGCTCTGCAGGAATTTTTGTAAATTTACTGATAATATCCACAATGTGGCTTTTACGAACTGTCCAGTCGATTGCATTGATCTTAAGCTTTGCTGAGGCAGTATCAATAAGATCGATAGCCTTGTCGGGTAACCGTTTGTCTGGTTGATAACGTACACTTAGATCAACTGCAACTTCAATGGCTTCGTCACTGATTTTACCACCGTGGAATTTTTCAAAGTATTCACGTAGGCCTTTGAGGATTTCCTTGGCCACCTGAGGAGTTGGCTCTTCAATGGTCATACGGCAAAACCTACGCATCAGTGCGCGATCCTTTTCGAAGCTTTGTGTATATTCTTCCCAGGTTGTGCTGGCAATAACTTTGAGTTGCCCTTTGGTCAGTGCAGGCTTGATCATATTAGCAAAGTCAACGGAACTATTGCTACCCGACCCGGCGCCACGCATTTGGTGCGCTTCGTCGATGAATAGAATACATTTGCCTTTGGCCTGTAACGCACCAATGACTTCTTTAAATTTTTCTTCAAACTCGCCGCGATACTTTGATCCAGCAAGCAATGAGCCAATGTCCAAGTTGAATACTGTATAATCTTTTAAATATTTTGGAACTTGCCCATTTACAATGTTACGTGCAAGTCCTTCTGCAATAGCAGTCTTACCGACACCAGCATCACCGACCATAAGAATGTTTGACTTATTCCGTTTAGCAAGAACCTGCGCAATTTCGTCTAGTTCATATTCCCTGCCTACCACTGGATCAATTTTTCCTTCTTTGGCCTGAACGTTCAGATTCTCGCAGTACTCTTTGAGAATTTCGTCGGCACGTACCCCGCCGTTATTACGACCCCGTTTAGTTTCTACATAGTTTTCTTGATAGAATTCAGTTAGCTGACTACGCTCCATTCCATATTTGATAAAGAAGTAGCTGGCATAGCTGTTTGTTTCGTTACTGATACTAAGAAAAATATCAAGTATTTGAATGTAATTACGTCCGCTAAACAAGACCTGAGTAAACGCACGGTTAAACACACGTTCAAGACTGTGTGTTTTCTTGGGTGCGTGATCATTGTCGTTATTTACAATATAGGTTTGTTTTTGCAAATAGTCTTCAAGATCGGCAATTAGCGCATCGACGTCAACACCAAATGATAAAAGCAAATCATTAAAGGGTTTATAGGTAACTAATCCGTATGCAAGATGCTCAATGGTCACATACTCGTGACTTAGTCGTTTACTAACTTCAGTTGCGTTAAGAATAACTTGTTCAATTTCGGGGTTATGTTGTATCATAAAAATATTTATTGGTTGTTAATTAGTGAACGAATAGTTTCGATTTGAATACTAGATAAATTTTGCGGTATCGAAACACGCACTTCTGCAAACAAGTCTCCTTGGTTGTCGGAGTTCATTTGATACAGTCCTTGCTTGGGTATTCTGAATTTAACACCGGGCTGTGTCCCGGCCGGAATATTAATAACAAATGCCTTGCCATCTAAACCTGTAATAGTTTCTTCTCCTCCTGCGATTGCTACTAAACAGTTTACATTAATTTGTGTATATAGGTCAATGTTATTGACTAAAAATCCTTCAGCACCGTGTACTGCAAAATGAACATATAAATCTCCTCTAGGTAGAGTGTTGAATAGATTATCCCCTAGGCCGGTGTATTTTATTTGTGTACCGTTAGTAATTCCGCGTGGTATATTAACTTCAATTGTTTGTCTTTCCCCGTTGGAAGTTTGGACGCTGACTGCTTTGGATTGTGCAGATAGTGTGCTTACCAGTGGTAGAGGAATTTCGATTCTGAGATCTTTATTTCTTCTCTGCTGTCGCACTGGACCAAACGGATCGCTGCTAAAACTAAAACCGAAATTTTTAAATATTTCATTGATGTCACCGTGCCCAGATCTCGTATGCCAATGAAACTGGGAGTCGTTGGGATTGCCTCCCATATCGTACTGCTGTTTTTTTGCAGGATCACTTAATGTATCGTATGCTGCTTGTATTTCTTGAAACTTAGCTGTGTTGCCACCTTTGTCGGGATGATGTTGGCTAGCCAGTTTACGATATGCTCGTTTGATTTCTTCTTGGGAAGAGCCATTGGTCACACCTAAAATTTCATAATAGTTCATAGAGTTATTATACGTGAAAAAGCCGGTAGAGTCAAACTACCGGCTTTGTTTTGGCTAAAGAAATTACTTCTTAGGTGGTGTCTTAGGGACTTCTGTGCCTTCGGCTTTCTTGTGTACTTTGATAGTACGACACGACTGCTTGTTGCTACCATCCTTGTTCTTTACAACTTTGCCATCTTTGCCTTTTACATCTGTGCATACTTGTTTAGTCTTAGGACCCTCCGTAGCGGCAGCAGTTTGTGCCTGTGCTGCGAACATAGTTAATCCCAGTGTGATTGCTAGTAATATTTTTTTCATTTTTAATCCTTAAATTGCTGGAAATTGCGGTTGTGCTGGGCCAGGTTTGCCCGAACTACTCATAAATGTTGGTGCAGGACCTGCGTTAAACCCGTTGTTTGATTGGCCAAATCCGCCTGTGCTCATACTGTTTCCGCCTAACGGCACATTACCAAACCCATTGCTCATTGGGGACTGACCAAACCCACCTGGTGCAGAACCAAACCCACCCGGCGAAGAACCAAATCCTGCATTATTATTGTTAGCACCGTTCATTTTTTCTTGTGTACGACCAAATGCAGCAATACCAAGTACAGCACCCATTGCAATGTGAAATAATCCAGCACCAGCTAAGGTAATCGGTTGCCATTGTGTAGTTACATTACCGCCGTGTGCAGCCTGTATAAGACTCCATAGTATAGGGAATAGCACAAAATCAGTAGTACATACAAGCATATACATCCATCCCATCATGGGACGCCACTTGCTGTTCATCCAATCTTCTTTTTTCTTTTCGCTTGCGCTCATTACTTTAGTTTCTACTTCTGACATAAATCGCTCCTTGATAATCAAACTTTGTTATTATATTTACACTGCCTTAGCCAGCATTAATAGCCCGTTAATAATAGTGTTTAATTTTTGTTTATAAGCCATTTGGCTCATTTCTTGTACAATTTCTAACTGTCTTTGTACATCTAATAGTATTTCACCTAGTTCGCTTGTACTTAATTGCCCTGCCTGCGCCTGCTGAGATATTTGTGCTATGTAATTAGCAGCATTTGCAAAGGTAGGATCCCCGCAATTTAATAGTTCAGCAAGGTGGTGGTTAATTTCATCAAAATTCATCGTGGTCGTCTCCCTAGTACGTGCTGTATGGTTGATGAACTATTTTCGATACTACCAAATTTAAGTTTGCAATAAGTTGTGCTTATTTGTGTTGATTTGGTATAACGATCTTTTAAGTCTTGGGCTATTTTGTTTAGCTCCTGACTTGCAGCATAACTGTTTTTGTTATGTGGTATTTTTTGGCTGTAATTTTCAAACAGTTGAGTTTGTCCTGCAATAGCTATTGCATTTTGTTTGCTGCTTACAGCATCATCACATTTATCTTTGTATGCAGCAGCATCGGTCCGTATCACCGTAATTAATTTGTACTCACTGGGATCAAATGGGGTCATAAAAAATGCGTCCCATACTGCACACCCACTTAGTGTGGCCAGTAATACAACTGATATAGCAATCTTACGCATCCTTCGCTCCTTTACTTGACAGAGTCAAATATTTCTTTTTGTTTTGTGTACCATTCAATCCAAGTTTCGACTTTTATTTCGCACTCGTGGAACCTAGAATAATTGTCCGTTACAATAATTAATACTTCGCTAAGTTTGTCAGTTGGGGAAACTTCCTTGAGAGTGTTGCATCCAGTTTTTAAACTTGGAGGTATTTCTGGGAAATTACGTTTAACTGGAGTAGACACACATCCAACAAGAAGTAAAAAAGCAGGTAACAAAATTAATAAACGTTTCATTTTTTATCTCCAGCCGTAACTGGTTTCTTTGATGCATCATTGAGTATGGTAATAACTTCTGGTTCAATTTTGCACACGCGATCTATTTTCTCGGCACTCTTTCTTATGTTGCTTCTAGTCACGTACTTGATCTGATTAACTATTTGTACGCGGTCAACGTATACTGTTTCAATGACGGTGTTAGTCTCTGCAGATTTGATTTCTGCAACTCGAACTTTCTCTTCTAATTCGGCAACACGAGCTTTCCATTTTGCTTCGTTGGCTAACCCGCCCTCTATCCATAGTGCTAGCACGGTTACTAGTATGCCCACTACTTTAATAGGTAAACTATATGTGCTAACAAAAGGAACGGCTTTTAAAAATGTGGCAGCAACAATGGCCAATATGCCTACTGCTAAAATAAGATGCCATATCCAGTCCGGCAGTAGACTCAGCATCCATTGAATTTGCCACATAATTAGTGTGCTCCGAGAACGTGTAGTGCGTGATTGTAGTGCTTGATGCGATCATCTAATCCAATGGTTCCACCGTTGATACGTTTGGTCATTGTTAGAATGTCTCCTGTGTCTGCAAATTGATTTAGGTTGTTTGTTTCCCAGAACCAACAGGCTGACTGTACAGCACCTTCAAATGTTTGTAAGAACTCAGGGATTTGTTCTACAGGGGTTTCGATTGATTCTGCAAAACGTGTGTAGTTGTCCTTACCTGTTAATTGTATCAGACCTTTACCAGCATAAGCCCAACCATCGCCTGACGCTTCGGGCCCATTGCCCATACGGTTGGCATATGCTCGATTGGCAATTGCCTGTGGTTTTTGTGCATACTGATTGGCAATTTCTGCTGTAGGGAAATGCCTTGGCCACACTTTTGTTAAAGATGCAGCACGATAGTTTAAATTTTCTTGTAGTAAGCGGAAGTTACCTGACTCGTGTGCGCATTGTGCAATAAATGAAGCCACACGCTGCGGTGTATTAATTTCATATTCGGGTAATAGTTGACACAATGCATTATACCATTGTTCAACGTATTGGTTACCCGGGATCATTTGTGCTAATTGGTCTTGCCTAAATTCGAATGTAAACGCCATTGCGTGCCTCCTAATAGAACTTACAAGTATTTAGTCTGTTAATGGTTTCTAAATCCAGTACTATTAATTGTTTTTCTATTAGAAAGCTGGCCCACTTTTTGCATTGGGACTCAGTGAGTTTACTGTATGCACGACGATGTATACTTGCAGTTAGAACACGATCGTTACTGATTAAATTACTATAAATTTCATCAAAATTGTCAGCTTCCCAATCCGCTATGTTTACAGCATCATAATAACGGGTGTTATTATACAAATGCTTGTAGTCATTGTGCTTAGACCGCACATATCCAGAGTACAAATGAAATTCTGTTATTAAATTGGGATACCGCACATTTGTTTGAAACCATTCAATGAATCCAGGTATTTCGTCTATCATATCTCGCACACTGGTAGATTCAAACAAGAAAGGAACACCAGCAGGGCCAATGATGTCAGGCATACGCACATTGTAGTACTGTTCCACAAACTGTTGACTTGATTTAAAATGTGGACTAATACCTGCACTGCCGACACAGGGTTTACCATATGCATCAAATAGTTTATTTGTGTCCAGTGGTTGTATGAACCAGGTTTTAGCATCCAGCACCATTGCCCACTTGCTACTGGATTCAGAAGCTGCTAAAAGTTTTAATAATTGTTGATTTTCCCACCCATTGATACGACTAACGTAGTTGTAGCTGCTATAGGGTTTGATCTTTACTTTGTGTTGGTGACTCTTCCACCAAGCAGAATCAATTAGCGATGCAACATTATCTTTGTCGTTAACAATAACGGTTATAGAATTAATATTGTTGTCGCTGATATATTTGTGTATACTCTCGGCTTGAATTCGCAGGAGATTTAGTTCCTCCTGGAACACCACTGTGATTAGATCTAACATTAAATTTTAACGAATAATACCGGCTAAGTTTCTTAGGCTTTCTGTGTAATCGTTCTTTGGAGCTTTAGTACTAACAGGCAGTCCGGCTGCTGTTTTAAGATCATCGATGGTCTGATGACCATATTGTCTATCATATGCTTCAGGGGTCAACGGAATCAGTTCTTTAAGTGCTTCTAGACTTAAAGTCTTTTCTTTACGAGCCTTGAAATATCTAACACGCCAGTCATCCATTGTTTGCTGGGTCAAGTTGAATAGGTCTTCCATTAAATCTATAATATTTTCAGGTGCATCTTTGGCACGATCCAGTTCAACAAACACAATATAACTGCCATCTTCCATTTCACCGGAACTGAGATCGGCATCAACAACCCACTCGTAGCCTTTTTCAATAAATGCTACCAAGTCCACTGCTGGTTCTTTACTGTCTACTTTAAAACTTAAAACAATAATGTCTTGATCGTCGCCTAGTTTACTACGAAATTCATCTATGTGTAGTTCGGGGTGTATTAAGCGAGCTAGGTCTCCGCTTTCTAAGCCTTCAAATAAATTATGCATTTGGTGGAAGTTCTCCTGCCTGTTGTGCAACAATTGCACCTTGCTGAATTTCGTCATCAGCACCTGTTTCGTAAGCCTGTTCAATATCTTCCATATCAACAGTACCGGACTCTAATTCAAGTGCGCCTTGCTCAATGTCGGACATTAATTTGCGCGGCATAACAATTTCAACTAGCCACACTGGACTACGCTTCATTTTAGGAACTTTAGTCCCTGGCTTAAAATCGTTTGGTGTTTTTACTTCTGCTGGATGCTCGAAGAAATCCTCTTTAAATATAACTTCGCAGTCGTATTCTGTTAGGCGAGCGGCACCTTTAGGATTGGGCATTTTTTTGTAAGGCCACATAAAAGTGCATTTGATAAAGTATTTTTCGTATATGGGACCTTCAACAAGTTCGCCCTGTTTCCAGTTTTCAAACGCATACAGATCGAGTTCATCTAGTACACGCTCAAAATCTAGCAGTGAGGACACCGCTGAATCCGTCATGAAAATCTCTTTAGTATTGTTTAGTAGGTCTCTGATATTTGCTGGCATAGTGTAATTATTTATCAGAATAATGCCCAGCAGTGGAATATGCCGGGCACGTATTATATACTACTATAATTATTGATCTATCTTAACGCCAACAGTTAAACTGGTCCAAGTAGCATTTTGATCATCCCACCAAGCTTTGAGTTTATTAGCTGGTACACGCACTGGCTTGCAATAATCTATTGCATAAGATGCTCTTACTTTTTGGGCAGTTTCGGCCTCTAATAGAATCTCTCGAATCTCTGCTGCTTTTTTGTCGTTCCAGCTTCTAGGTACCATTAGCACGGATGTAGTATTCATTTTAGTTAGCACCTGCGGGAATCCTTGACTAGCTAGTGTAGGATACTTTCCTACTGGTTCATCACCAGTAGTACCTAGAATATTTAATTTTACTTTAGCATTTTCGCCAGTCCATTTCTCTTGGTCACTTACAAAACCTACTACAAAATCAATTTGTCCACCAACTGTGGCCAGGATTGCATCAGTTGTAGATTTAAAAGGAACAATGGTCATATCTTTATAATTCTTTTGAATTTGCAATGCTGTTAAATGACTAACAACACCAAGGCCACTTGTTCCAATAGTTAGCGGTTTATCCTTAGGTACTTCGTTCCAGCTGCGATACTTGACACTAGCCACGCTAAATGGTACGCTACATTGAGTCATTAACCCCCTAAATTCGTGTACATCATAACTTTGGGTAGGGTAAAAGTTTGGGCGTAGCCAATATGCACCTGATGTTTGGAAAATAGTGTTTGGTGCATTTTTTACAAAGTTAAATGCAATAACTTGTCCTGCGCCCGGACGAACGTCAAAAACAAAATGATATTTGTCCTGTATTTTATTTGCTTCTTCAGTTAATGTTCTACTGTAGTTTGCAAAGTTGTCACTTGCACTAAATCCGTAGATGATGGTAATTGTTTCCTTTGCGGTTGCAGATAGTGCAACCATTGACAGTAATAATGCGGTTAAAAGTTTTTTCATTGTTTAATCTCCGATGTTAAATTATATATAAGTAGCCAATGGGTGTCAACCAAGGGCAGAGTTTGTTACTAATTTATTTTGCTATGACAATTTCTTTATTGAATTTTTGTCTCAGATCCTTTATTAAAGATATGCTTTGATCGAAATGTTGCTGAGCAGTAATACCAATAAATTGTGGAGGAACAAATCCACTAATTTTCTTTATTTCAATTTCGCCAATGTCTGTTGTTGCTTTAGTTAATATTTCTCCTAACTTAATGCGTTTGTCTTTGGGCATTTGGATGTTAGCAACTACAATATTAAGAACAGACGGAGCTGTTATCCCTTGTTCTTTAAGGGTAAGTACGTTGGGATAATCAGCAAACCGTTTAGAACAACTAACTGCTAGCATACGCATATCTTTATTCTTGTCTTTAAAATTTTCGTATACTTCGGGCTTGTCAATTCCAAAATTGACTCCGTTGTTGCCTACCATGTTTACTACAGCATCGTAGTTCGACTTGAATGGTACTAGCTTTACAGGAAT